TACTCTAGTGGGTTTACATATTTAAACTGTCAATCGGGTCAGGGAATAGCTTTTCGCATAGCAAATGGAGACCGGATGAGAATGGATTCGAATGGAAATTTTGGGATAGGCTACACGAGCCCTTCCCAAAAACTGCATGTAAACGGAAACGCACAAATAGATGGGAGAATTTATGCGAGTAATGGTGTGCATGTCACCGGTGATTGGTTCCGTATTAATGGAACTAATGGTATTCATTGGGAATCATATGGTAATGGTTGGTTTGCCCAGGATACATCATATATGAGATCATATAACAATAGATGGGTATATACCGCGGGTGGATTTCATGCTAGCACTTTTCGTGTATCTGGTGGCAATAATAATTTAGAAATGAGACTATACGTCGATAATATCGCTTTTTTTGGTGACGCAGGAATAAATGGATATATAGAAGATGATATAAGCTGGGGAGGGGCAATAAACTTTACGGGGCAGCACAGAACTTTTATAAAAGACATACCTCATCAAAAAGCAATAGATTACGAAGGCTATATTGTTTGTGCTGACCAAAATAGATATGTTAAAATGTCTTATGGCGTTGAAACAGGTAATAAAGCCATAACGATAAACGAATCATTACCCATAGTAAGTCTTTCAAATAAGGTTAACGACAAATCGTGTTTCGGTGTTATATCATCTACAGAAGATCCCGATGAAAGAATGGAAAAACACGGCAAATTTGTTTCGTTATTCAAAAAAGAAACGGGTGATACCCGTGTATACATTAACTCCGTTGGTGAAGGTGCTGTTTGGGTCACGAATATTAACGGTTCTCTCGAATCGGGTGACTATATCACGACCTCTGACATATTAGGGTATGGCCAAAAACAAATCTCAGACTCATTAAAAAACTATACAGTTGCCAAAATAACAATGGATTGTGATTTTAATCCGACAACACAAAAAGTAAAAAAAATAAAGAAATCTTTTCAAGATGTTACTTATTGGGTAAAAAAAGAATCAATTGCAGCTATATCAGATGAGCAGTATAACAAACAACCAGAAGAAAATAGAGAAATAATTGAAAGTAAATATTATACTACAGAACACGGAGTAGAAATAACCGAAGATGATTATAACGATTTATTAGAAGAAGAAAAGGAAAAATATTCTGAACAGATCAGATATACTAAACACATAATAAAAATAACTAAAGAGAGAGTTAAACCAAAACAAGATTTAGAGTTATATGTAGAAGAAACATATCATGAACTAGATAACGACTTAGACGAAAATGGTGAATTTCAATGGGAAGATACAGATGAAACCGAGAAGGCGTACCAGATTCGATACCTCCTCCCAGATGGAACTCAAATATCCGAGGAAGAGTATACCACCAGAGCTTTAGCCGATGAGAAAGTCTACGTGGCCGCCTTTGTCGGTTGTACGTATCACTGTGGTTAAATTGTATAGTTATAGTAATGATTGTTCCAGAAAGCGTTAAGAAAGATTGGGATGCCGTCTCAGAACCATCTCTTATCCAAATAGATAAACTGCAAAAAGAACTCCAATCAACGAAAGAAGAACTCCAAGAAACGAAAGAACGATTGGCTAAGGTAGAATCTTATATACATGACATTTACGCGAATTTGGGTCGCATACCACCATTCTAATCTATTAAAGATTTATCGCCATCTAAAAGTACAATGTCCTGCCTTGCTGCGCTCAAGCCTATCGTCGCTGTTAACACACCTTCTAAGATCAAGTCTAAGTCCAAAACGGCTTCTTCGCGAGTTCCCCCTCTCAAGAAGGTCGAGCGCTCCAATGATTTCCTTTCCGTCGCCGAACGCGTCAACGGTCGTGCGGCTATGATCGGATTTACCGCCGCCGTGATTGATGAGGTCATGACTGGTAATTCCATCAGCACGCAATTCCACGATAATGTTGGACTTTCTGTCGCGGTCGCCGCCCTCGCCTTCCTCGGTACAGCAGCGAATCCCAAAGATGAGGGATATGTCCAGGGTTTTTGGAAGCCTGAGACCGAACTCGTGAACGGTCGTCTCGCCATGATCGGTATTGTCTCACTTCTACTCACAGAGTCTCTTCATCCTCACGTCCCCTTATTCTGATACTTAAAAAAATAAAACCGTAGTATAATATAAAACATGTCCGGTGGAATTGCCCAGCTCGTTGCTATTGGAGCCCAGGATGCGCACATTGTTGGCCGTCCCGAGGTTTCATTTTTCCGTTCTACCTATAAACGCCATACGAATTTTGCTCAGACTGTCGAGAAACAGGTTATCCAGGGTAACCCCGTCGCGAATGGTATGTCGACCGTGCGTTTCGAGCGCAAGGGTGACCTTCTCGGCTATGTGTACATCACCAACCGCAACACCCCCAATCTTCGCACCCCTACGGGTTGGGAGGCTGAAATTGCCAAGGTCGAGTTGTTAGTGGGGGGTCAGGTTATTGATACCCACGATTCCAGCTTTTCTCAGCGTCTCGCCCCCCTTTTTCTCGGTCAGACGTACTCTAAGTCCCATAAGGCCCTGCAGAACGGTGCTGGCACTACCAAGATATACCCTTTACGATTCTCATTCTGTGAGAATGCACAGTCTGCTCTCCCTTTAGTTGCATTACAGTACCATGACGTCGAAATTCGAATCACGTGGGGTACCACGCTCGCCAGCGACGCGTACGAGGTCCATGCTCAATTCATCTACCTCGATACCGATGAGCGCACGGCTCTTGCCTCGACTCCCCAGAACATGCTCATCACTCAGACGCAGAAGGCCATTAAGTCCGATTCCGCCGTCCAAGAGCTTTCTTTCAACCATCCCATCAAGTTCCTCTGCTCGTACCGCACTTCGGTTACGGATTTCGTCGGTACTGCCGGGGCTAAGACGAAGCTTCAGATCAACGGTACGGATGTCGGGGATGCCAAGCTCGCGAACCCGCATTACACCTCCGGTTCCATCTATTACCACACACCGTTTGCCGATTTCGATGGAAATCTCGACAATCATTTCCTTTACCCCTTCTGCCTGGACACCTGCAAACTTCAGCCTACTGGCGAGCTTAACTTTTCCCGGGTTGACTCCGCTCGTCTCGTGACGGATGCGGGTACTTTCCAGTCTGACATTTACGCGGTCGGTTACAACATTCTGCGCATTGAACAGGGTATGGGCGGTTTAATGTACAGCAACTAAATTCCCACGTACTATTAAATGTGGGTGTTCCTTCTTCTAGTAATATTCGTTTTTATGATCACCTACGATCCTAAATCCGGAACACTTAATAAATATATTCCCGTCGAAAATGCTCCGTGCAAGGATGCACATTATCAGGAGATTCAATTTGCACAACATGGATACCCGTGCCCAGAAGGCCAACAATCTAAAATGGGTGCCATTATATCTACTTAAAAACAAAAGACATTCTTAATTCACACATGTTCGGCTTAGATCGTGACACGGCGATCATTACCGCCGTCGTTATTTGCGTTGTAGCGACTGCTTATTTATACAGGGAACTCAAGAAGTCTCAAGAAGAGATTGGTCAGGTTAAGAGTTTTATCGAGCGTGAAGTTGAGGAGTCTCAGGCGTACATGAATGCAGCTGCAGCTGCTCAAATGATGGCTCCCCCGATGGATCAGCCCACCCCCAAGAAGATCGAGGTCCTTGAGGATGAACCAGTTAATGTACCCGAGAAACGTACTACACGTTCAAGTGAGAAGATTCAGCCTCAATAATCTTATCAGGGGATTATAGAGGCTAATGTGCAATGAAAAAACATAAAGCTATTGCTATCCCCGTTACGTTTGCTGGTGAAACCCCCCGGTTTTTAACGGTGAGAGATAAAAGATTCAAAGAGTGGATTTTTGTCACGGGTGGGTGCAGGCGACGGGAAATATTTTGCCCTTTACGATGTGCGTTGAGAGAATTAGAAGAAGAGACAAGGGGGGTTGTTTCGCTAAAATATGGTGAATATACGAGTTATTCGTTTAATGTTAAAGAGGAGCCCAACATAGAGTTAGAATATACCGTGTTCGTCTTCTTCGTTGACTATTCTAAAACAGAACAACTAGAACTTATTCGTCGATTTAATGAAGAGAAATATAAAATGCATGCGAAAAAGATACACATGAAACGTACATATGATGAAAACGATTTTATGAGTTTTGACACTCTAGAAGAATTTAATCAGCGCAGACGTTGGGAACGAATCGTGACCAACGTGCTAGAAAATCCAGAGTTTTACGCATGCGTGACTTCTCTTAATAGAAAAACCTTCTCTATAAAATAATGAAGTCGAAGAATTATATCCTTCAGCAAATCAAGGAAGTACTCATAGATAGAAAGGCGTATAGCGAAAGCCGGGCTGATAAGTACATCGAAGAAGTGAAGGATAAGACAGTTTATGAACTTATGATGTTAAAGAAGGAATTAAGCATGGAAGAAGAAGAGTTGAGAGACGTCTCTTGGAAGAGTTCTGTGTGGCGCGAAGAAGAAGAGTATTAAAAAGGTAAGTATATAATCAAATAAGTATGTTTAGATCTTGGTGTCAAAAACAAGGTTTCACCTTTAAACAAGGCTCCAATCTATCACATGTGCTCATGGACGGTGGTCGTCTATCTGTTCCTTTTGATAGATTGAATGATTTTTATGAGATGTACGTGAAGTGTATCATCGATGGAGAAAAACTCTACGTCGTCGAACAGAAAACGGATACGTTTAATTTTTTCGTGGATTTGGACTACAAGGATACTGAACAGTTATCTTTTGAAAGACTTGAGGAGTACGTGCGTACAATCTGCGATCGTGTGACTCATTACGGGGGCAAAGATGTACTCATTTCGGTAGCTGAACCCAAACCCTCTCGTGATAAAATCAAGCATGGTATTCATATGAACTGGCCTAATTTCGTCGTTGATCATGGATCGGCTATGGCCCTGCATTCGCATATCGTATCGTCATTATCCATATTGTTTCCCGGAAAACCATGGGAAGATATCGTAGATACAGCTGTGTATGGTGGTGGAAGACGTAACGTAAAAGGGAGTGGATTTCGTATGCCTTGGTCACATAAAAAAGCTAAACACGATGCATGTGAAGGACGTGGGTGTGCGTTGTGTGAAAAAGGTAAAATAATTGAAGGGGAGTATCGACCCGTACTCATGTATTCGTACGACACATCTTCCCTTTCACATATTCACGATCAAAAACCGAGTGTCGAGATTATGCAAATGGCCACACTTCGAACGGAAGTAACGACGCCCGTTATCGTACAGGGTTCGACGCGTACAGAGGGGGGCTTTACGCTACGTGAGACGAAGAACGTCTTTTCAGATGAGAAGGTTGTCCAAGATATAGAAACGTTCGTACAAAAAAATTTAGAAGGTCAAGAAGCGGCACAAATAACTAAAGTATATCAAGATAAGAATAACTACCTCATATCTACCAACTCGAAATACTGTGAAAATCTTCAACGCTCACATGCATCTAATCACGTGTGGTTTAGAATCGAAGGTCATACTATCGCACAGAGGTGTTTTTGTACATGTGAAACTATGCGCGGTAGACGATTTGGATTTTGTAGGGATTTTTATGGTCGAAAGCATCGACTACCCGATACAATTTTTAAAGAACTGTACAAAGATGGGTATAAAGCATCTCTCTACGATACACCACAGATGACATGTCAGCCCTGTCCAGAAGTGAATAAAGAAGACATGGTTAAGGGTGTGAGTATGTTACAGACATTCATAAATAAAAACATGACGAGCACACCCTTGACTGTCAAAAGTGTAACTAAAAAATCTAAGTTTCAGCGTATAGTCTACACGGATTTAAAATGCTCTAAGTGTAATTCTACGTCTACGCAATTCAAAATCATAAAAAACAGAATCGTACAGACCTGTTCGTGTAAGAATAGAGAATATATCGTTACGGATAATATACTATCCGCTTTAGTGTAATAAAGGCATTTAAAAAGATTTGACGTGTCGAATGTATATGACAGAAGCTAAAACCGTTTCAACGCGCTCGGGACGAATTTCGAAGCAGCCCGATCGTTTAGAGCCCACGGAGGACGTCTGCGACGATGATTATTCCGAAGACGAATATGACACGGATTACAATTCAGAAGATGACGATCTTTGTGAAACCGAAACCGATACAGAAGATGAATATTCAGACAGCGAAGCCGATGAGAATGGAAATCTAAAAGGATTCGTTGTCGATGATGATGAGGAATCCGACGAGGAATATGAGGCTTAAAAAAATAGACATAATAATTACCATATGGAAACGGAATTAGGAAATCCTATAGAGTACAACCCGCAGCTTATCGATGATAAACCAGTGGATGAACCCGTTCAAAATCAACAAGATCAACAATATTACATGCAACCTCCTCCACCCTTTATGTATCCACCCCAACATGCATCGGATGCGCCCAAAGTTCCAGATTTTCTAAATTCCCTGGATAAAGTTGCCTATATAGTTATATTCGTAGCCTTTATTCTAGGCTTCTTCATGGGGAAGACTATGCAACCAGTTATCCTTCGCCCCGGGTGAAGCAGGTAAAAAATCCTTTACCGGTGTGCTTTCATCCTCCAAAAGTTTTTCGGATCTTCTAGTAATTGCTGGTCTAACTACCCCATCAGTAACTACTTGAGAAGCTTTATACATTTCATCGTCTAATACACTTATACGTGTTAGCCTAAAATTTTTAGGATGACCAAAACCAACGTATCCAACTTCACGCGGTTCTGCGTTCTTTTCATTTTCAGCCTGATCCGCGAGGGCCTTTTCGACACGCTGCTTATATTCGTCTGTTGCCATCGTATTATTAAGAAGGTAGATTTTTTTTTAATAATATGATCACATTACGTTTTTATGTTTTTGAAATATTTACGCCTTGGAAGTAACCTCTTCTTCACCATCATCCTTCGCCTCGGTAATCTCACCCTCTTCGGGTTCTTCGGCGATGCTAAGCTCAGCCTCGCGTTTCTTTCTGCGCTCTTCGATCTCGGCCTTGACAATTTCGTCAGCCTTCTTCACGAGTTCTTCCATGGGAGCATCGGGGGTCTCACTCTTGAGACGCTCGATGACATCCGCGGGGTGGCTGATAGGAGGCTCATCAGGCTTGGTGTAGAATCGAGAGTTCTCATCACCGGGCTTATGGTAGGTAGAAGCCTCGATCATATCGCGCTTACGCTCGTTAAACATCTTAGCAGCCTGTGCCTGGTTCTCCCTGTATCCAGACATCAGCTCCTCGAGCTTCTCATTCGTGTAATGCGCATCCTCGATCTTAGCGGGGTCCGGAGGGATCAGTAGCCACTTGTACATGTCCACGACATAAATGTCGAACGTGGCATCTTCCTTTTGAAGACGCTTCGCATGCGAAGCCGCCTCGTCACGGGTACTGAAAGCGCCTCGGATCTTGATTCCAAATTTATCGCTCTTTTGCGGACACTCCGGTCCGACAACGCTGAGGCATGCGAAAAGCTGACCGGGAACGGTTGTGTAATCCTGCTCAAGAGACATTGTATGTTTTTGTAATGCGCAAAAACTTTAAGCCAGTAAACTTAAGTCGAGTGTATATTTAAAGTTTTTATGCAATCATAAAGTATGGAAGAGTTGCGTCGAATACACAATAACGAGAAGCGGGCGCTTATCGAGAGTGTCTGTAAACCGGGAATTAGTGTACTCGATGTCGGATGTGGTTTTGGTGGAGATCTTCAAAAATGGTCCAAGATGAAAGTCAATATCAACATGTGTGAACCCAGTGCAGAAGCTTTGGAAGAAGCTAAGCGACGGGCTAAGAATATGAAGATGAGAGTTAACTTTTACCATGGAGACATCCGAGCGTGTCCAAATCGCAAATACGATGTGGTGTGTTATAATTTTGCGTTACACTATATTTTTGAGACGCGTGATTTGTTCATGTCAACTCTTCGAGAAATCAAACGACGGGTAAAACCCGGGGGTAAATTCATCGGAATCATACCAGACTCAGAAAAAATCATTTTTAAGACTCCATATAAGGATGATATGGGTAATTTCTTTCACATGAAAGGAACGAGTAGCGGTGATTTTGGTGAAAAATTGTTCGTACACCTATGCGACACCCCGTATTACGCAGACGGTCCCAAAGCGGAACCCCTAGCACATAAGGACATGCTCATAACATGCCTCGAGAATATGGGTCTAATGATGACAAAATGGGAGGGTTTAAAAGGAAACCCAATATCAGAGTTGTATAGTAAATTTATATTTACGTATAGTAGAGATGATCATACCAGCACTAATCATCATTAATATATTGTTATGGTATACAAATCGTAAAGAACCCGTATTAGAAGATGTGAAGGAGCGATACCGTACTCTCAGGGAACACCTGAAGAAAACTGATGAACCAAAGTTTCGCGTGATACACGACGAGATTCCCATTGTCGCGTATAAAGGCTCCCTCGTGAGAGGTGTCGGGTACAATACAAATAAGGGTCAGGAGATAGGTTTATGTATCGACGGTGAGGTAAACCACGTGTTCCATGTCTTGTTACACGAACTCGCACACTGTACCGTGGACGAATATTCGCATAGCGACAACTTCTGGGACAATTACGAAGAACTTCGCAATGAGGCGATAAGTATAGGAGTGTACGACAACATAGGTACTTTGACCCCATTTTGTGGTAAGCAGATTGTCGATAAATAATCTAAGTTAATATAAATGTCTAACACAGGCTTACGACAACCCGATTTTTTCCCAGGGATGAATCCCACCAGGTGGAATCAAACGATAGGGGGATCCCTCCTTTTATGGATATTAGTTATGGTTGGTATGTTTCTCACGCGCGCCGAGTGGATGCCGTACGAGGGTAACATCGCCCTTGTGACCACTATTCTTCCGTTCTTGGTATACGTGCTAGCCAATAAAACGATTATAGTCAGTGGGAAAACAAGTCACGTGTTCATAGCCCTCCTCTTCTCGGGTGGAATCGTGTATGGTTTGACACAAGTGTTCGGAGATCTTAAGGATATATTTAAGAATTACGGGAAAAAGGATGCTAAGAAAGCATGGCCTGCACTTCTTACGATATGCTTATCATGGATTCTTATGATCGGACTTATCTCGCGATTAGGGTTGATTGATTTCAGTCTTCCGTACGAGACGATTTAAAAATATTTACGAGTGATGTAGAAAACGACGCCGGCAACCGCGCCGGTAGACGCTAAGCCTACGAGACTACGATTACCCTGAGCATTTAAAAACCTGGGAACCGTATTCGCGAGCTTTTCTTGAATGGGTTTGCTTACAGCAACAGCCGTGGCGAAGACAACAATGAGAGTCTGTAATTGATCGTCGGTGAGATCGAAAGGATTCTTCTTCTTAGGGTCTTCAGTCTTTTGGGCGGCAGCCTGAACATGGGGCATCATGGCGTTCGCTTGTGCCACTTGAACCGCGCGGGGGTCAACCGCCATGAGAGGGGGTTCAAAAGAATTACCTTCTTGGGGACCACCTAAAATATCGCTGATAGGAGTAGAGTCCATGTCGTCTTTATAATCGTGTATATTTTTTTCTTCCTTGATTTCTGGCGCGTACGTGTTGGATTGAACTTCCGGTACGAATGCATTAGATCGATTTCCCATGTCTATAGGAACCATGCCGTCAGAACTTTCTGATAAATTCATCGTATAAATATCGGTCGACATGTATATTTATATTGAAGTTTTTAAGAATCGCTTTTTTTATGCACGTACTGGTGTATAAAAAAAGCGATATCCAGTACGGGGCTCGAACCCGTGACATCGGCGTTGCCTCTATGACATTGAAGTCATTTTATATACGTTGTTGTATAAGCACCGCGCTCTAACCAACTGAGCTAACTGGATTTTATATTACTTTAGTATGATATCTTTAAGTGTATAAAGACGTGGTAAGTAGTATATCAAATGATAAACGTTGATACACAAAACCAAGAATACTATGAAGACTTTATTGATCAACATCTTAGAACCATGGAATCGCAACTGCAAAGGCAACATAATCCGAATACGTTCCGTGAGGACATAAATAAGATGGTCACTGACATCTGGTCCGCACTGGGATCTGGGCACAGTGAACGCGTGTATCACAACGCCCTAGAAGTAAGTCTCCGGGAAATGAACATTCCATATGAATCTGAGAGACACGTACCCATTTATTATAAACATCACGTGGTGGGTATGGCGCGTGCTGATATTATTGTACAAAGAAGTACAATTCTGGAGCTTAAGACTGTAAAAAGTCTCAACGATGTCATGATCGCACAAGCTAAAAAGTACCTAACACAACTTAACCTAACATCCGCGTATCTGATTAACTTTCCACCGGGCGAGGGTGTGCAGCCACAAATAGCAGAAGTTACACTGTCGGAATAAATTCCCACTGAAGATCCTGACAGATCGCTTTCCAAATGACGTCTTGTTGGTGAAGCTTTTCCTTGGATTTCAGAAGAGGGAAATATTGAAGGTAAGAATCTTCGGACAGTAATTCACAAAATTTAAAAAGTACGTACGAATAACTCAAAAAGTTCTTTCGATCAGATGGACAGTTGTCGTCAAACGGCTTCTGAATATCTCGAAACATCATTCGTAATTGTTCCTCGAGCTGCTGGGGCATTTTAGGTGGTGAAATGCCACTCAAAATATTAGTAATAAACGGTACGTGTTCATAGAATTTGTTCAGTTTAAGTTTCTTGAGTAACGAGCGAACTCTTGCGTGCGTGATCTCAGTTACGGATTTAATCTTAATCTTTTTAAATTCATTCCTTAACTGATCGATAACTTCCGGTGGAATTGTTGTCATTTCTTGCGCTTGGAACTGAGAGAGCCATTCGTTAAAGTGGTTGTCTCGTTTGTACGAATAATTGATGACTTTGGCCGATGTCTCTTGCTCTTCCTTATATGTGAGTTCCTCGCTTATTAGCACGTCTAGTACTACACCGCACGAATCACACACCATCTCGCTCGTATCGCTAAAATGAAACACGTTACTATCCGGGCATCGTGGACACCTGTCTATAAGCTTTCGTTCTATGGGTCGATCTATATTTTTTCTTTCGACGTTCACTAGATATTCGACATAAATATCTTTCTTTTGTTTACCCGCAGTCTCTTTGCAGTTAAATATGTTGTCAGTGGTCACTTCCCCTTCCGTATCGTCGACATACTGTCGTACGTATGGTATACACCGAGCTATATAATCCGACAACTCCTGTTCGTATTCATGTTTATTAATCGGGTCACTTTTTATTTTGTTCGTGAGTTCTTCTACACGATTATTGTACCTACTTAAAAAATTACCCTCCATTAACGTTAATGAAAGTACTACACAAGTTTTTAATTAACGTAATCTACGGGATAAAAAAGGTGATGCACTTTATTTTCGCTAAACGTGACTACACAATCGATGATGTGTACATCGAGTATTTTGTCGATCACTCGAAAGATTTTTCGGTCGAAACAATAGAGCACCCCCTTTGGGTGCGTCAAAGTTACGAAATTGAACCCACTACAAATTCGTATGTGATTGACGAAAAGGATCTCGAACGCGCCGGTCTTTCTATCGGTGACCCCATTCCCACACCCCCGGAAGCGGTGACAAAGATTCTAATCCGAATCAGCTATTGGTATGGTAATCGTATGTATAAGTTTTTGACCTATAACAACAAATACACATGGCCTCCTAAAAGGGTGAATAGTATGTTGTTTCACATTCCGTTGACAAGCGCACAATTACTGGACTGCAATGACAAGCCAGTAAAGGACGTTCTTGAAAAAATTCGACGATATGCAGGTCCAAACTCAGATTTTTATGGTGAAAATGTCGCGATTAGGGATATGTTATTTTATAGTGAAGATAGACTGAAAAATGAACTCCCTCGTATTAAGCTGAAAAACTGTTTTGGAATGATAAAAACTGTGGATACGATTACAGGTTTTATGTCTGATCTTCATTTACCTTAGTGGCTAGATAGAATTTCAGATCACCCAAGTTTGCTACGTTGTATCGCAAAATCAAAAATCGATTCTGTTCTTCTTGCATGATTTGTACAGTCGAACACATACTCGTAGCCTTTGTAAAAATATTCATGTATTTAAGTGAGTACGTACCGGACATCATGGGACATTCTTCCACACACTGAATCTTCGTTTCCTGATTAGCGAAATCTCCCTTGCATACGAGTCGTAAAGTATTTCCACCTCTATGGATTTCTAATTCTTCTCCTATGTTAGACATATCTCTGCAGATTCTCTGGAAGTCAATAGATGGTATAGGTGTATTCACCATCATATGCATATCCGGAACTTCAATTTGATTTTCATTAATGTCCAGAAGTTTTAGTTCAAACTTTGTGGAGGTCTTCTTCTGTTCACTATGAATCTCGATGTTCATGTGTTCTTTTGACTGAACGGACATTATCAAAATATCATTCACGGTGATTGTCTTAAGAAGCTTGTGCATATTTGTCATGTTGACACCACAGTCGATTTCTTCCGCACATTCATATTCTTCAAAGTTTTCGGCTGGGAGATGCATGTCTATGAGTGAAGTTCGGGCTGTATCGAGGGTAACGATATACATACCATCTGGTTTAAAATAGATGTTTACATCATTAAGGATATCCTTTAAGACCTCGAATGTAGACTTTATGGCTGCAGCTTGGACAGTCACAAGTTTCATACTGTTTTGACCACAACTCAATTCTTTATATCCGTATAAGCGACATCTTCAACCTTACGATTAATCTTTGCTTCAAGTTCCGCTGTCATAGGTGGCTGTAACGATCTCCCATAGTTTTCTATTGTAAACATTTCATCTGTTCCTTCGCCATCGAGGGTTGTTGCATTCGGACCACCCCCGAACCCACACGTCTCGAGTTCGCGTACTGGTAAAAGAGACTCTAACCAGTTATGAATTTCTTTACCAACTAAAATTTTGCCGTGTTTTGTCAACATCGTAGGAACCCTCGTAATTTTTGACCTGTACTGTGGAGGAATTCCCAGTTCCGATACATTATGATAGTGCACAATCTGTTTCAGCTGGTTATGACTGTTTATGAAAGTAATCACATCCATACTATGTTTACACTTAGGACTGAACACTAAAAGTGACATCTAAAATATCGAGCCAAAAAAAATTGGGCAATTACACACGATTTTTTTAAGGGTCTATATTAAATGATAAACATCTTGTTATTCATACTGGTCATTTTATTACTGATGTTCAGGGAAGAGAAGTACTCAGTGGCTTCAAAAGAGAGTGACGTT